TGAAATGGACAACGAAAGTTGGGCCGGCCGGTACGACATTGCCGCACCTTACACGCAAGAAGAACACAATATGTTGATGATGGCATACAAGGCCTCTGGATCTAGTTTTCACGATCTAAACAAAGGCGATTTAAAAAGCCAGGAACATCCGGCAGTAAACACCACCAGCCTCATGCAATCATTCAAAGGCTATCCACGATGAGAGCTCGTGAGTTCCTGAACGAACAAAGAGATTTGCCGCCTGAGCAAGCCAACCCCATGCGTTACACATATGTAATTCCTGGGCTCAGTGCCTCTGATCCTTACAACAACTATAGATTTGGTGTGGCTCTTGCACGAGCACGTAGTGATGCTGGTACAGATGGCATCACTGATAATTCGCCTGCTTGGTCATCAGAAACAGCATTTGGCGAACACGGCGTGGTTGCTGGCATGGATTCTAAAATTGCTCAAACTATTGACCAGGCATTAGCAATGACCAAAACACCTGGCGGTAAACAGCTGGTATCAACTCCTGACAGCACAGAGCCTGCATTTGTAGATACACAAAGTCCAGTCAAGGCATTTGTTGGTTACCCGCGTTAACTTCAATTTATAATTATGAAAAAACTTTTAATTCTTTTAGCACTTGTGCCTTGCTTGGCACTATCACAACCCAAACAAAAACCAGGTGTTGTTTATGACGCTGTGATTACTCGTGTGATTGACGGCGACACAGTAGGCATACAAGCCACTTGGCTTCCTGCACCGCTCAAGCAAGAACTAAGTGTTCGTGTGTTTGGAGTTGATACTCCTGAAAAAGGACACCGTGCTCAGTGCCCTAGTGAAGCTCAGCGTGGTGAGGCAGCTTCGGCGTTTACCAAGGCAGCAATTGCTAACAGTCAAAAGAGACAGATTGTGCTGATGGACTGGGACAAGTATGGCGGCCGTGTGTTGGGAGATGTACTATTAAACGGACAGAGTCTTAGAGCCATGCTGATTGCTAATGGATTTGCACGTGAGTATTATGGTGAGGCTAAAACATCCTGGTGCCAATAAATCTCCTGTAAATACAGGATGACAAATTTCTATTGTGCCGCTCCCTGGCGCGGCCTGCATATCAATCCCCGTGGTGATGTCAAAACCTGCTGTGCAGGTGATCCCAACATGCTGGGCAACTTAAACACCAACAATATCATTGAAATACTCAACGGCGATTTACTGCAAGAAATTCGCGGTAGCATTGCACAAGGCAAGGCGCACAAATACTGCTCTAACTGTGTGCAAGCAGAACGCTTTGGTGCTGACTCAGAACGTAAATGGCACAACGATCTCAACCAAGATTTAGATTATACGACTGCCGGATCACAGTACCACTATCCTGTTATAGTGGATGTGAGATGGAATACCACCTGTAACCTTTCATGTAACTACTGTAGTGAATGGGCCAGTTCAAAATGGTCCGCACTCAAAGGTATTCCATTCAAGTCCGGCAGTCGTCCCTATTATGATGATGTGTGTGATTTCATTGAAGCACACCATGAGCACATTAAAGACGTTGCACTAGTTGGTGGGGAACCCTTATTGCTGCCAGAGAACGAACGACTCCTGGACGTTATTCCAGAAGATTGTACAGTAACTATTATTACTAACATGAATGTAGATCTTGACAAGAACAAGATCTTCAAGAAACTAGCACAACGCAAAAAAGTTGGCTGGAGCATGAGCTTTGACAACATTGGCGACCGGTTTGAATATGTACGTTATGGTGGTGAGTGGGCACAGGTTGAACACAACATTACCATAGTCAAAGACTTGTTCTCAAAAGGACACTGGGGCGGTATTCACGCTGTGTACAACATCTACAACGCCACACGTATCACAGAGTTTCGTGAATGGGCTGTGGCACAAGGGGTAACTGTGTTATGGCAGAACCTGTTTCAACCTGACTACCTTGATCCATTCTTGCACGGACCAGAAGTGGCAGCACTGGCAGCCGCAGAAATTGAACGATTCTATGCAACAGGACTTGCAACTGATGCCGAGCGCATGTTCTTTGATAATTCATTGAACACTTATCGTAATGTCACGCAAGAGAGATCGGGCATTACCGCCAAGTTTAAAAAACATATTGCAGAAATTGAAACACAATACCATCCAGACAAAGCAGGTGAGTTTGTGCGATGCTGGCCTGAACTTGCAACGTTATTAGATAATTAATAGCATGGCCATCAGTCCAGAAACAGTACTAGTAAAAGCACCACACCGCAGAGAAACATTCACTGAAGACCAGTTGATGGAGTTTATGCAGTGCGCTGATTCTGTGGACGGTCCGTTATTCTTCATGGATAACTATTTTTACATACAGCACCCCACACGCGGCAAGATGTTGTATCATCCTTTTGATTATCAAAAGCAACTGATATACACCTACCACAACTATCGTTACTCAATATCCCTGATGCCTCGACAAACAGGCAAGTCTACATCGGCTGCTGGTTATTTGCTGTGGTATGCAATGTTTGTACCAGACTCAACCATTCTTATTGCCGCTCACAAGTACACAGGTGCACAGGAGATTATGCAACGTATCCGCTATGCATACGAACTATGCCCTAACCATATCCGAGCAGGTGTAACCAGTTACAACAAAGGATCAATTGACTTTGACAACGGAAGTCGCATTGTATCGCAAACAACAACAGAAACAACAGGCCGAGGTATGTCTATCTCTCTGTTATACTCAGACGAGTTTGCATTTGTGCGCCCTACAATTGCCAAAGAATTCTGGACTTCTATTTCGCCCACACTGGCAACTGGTGGTAAAGCTATTATTACAAGCACTCCCAACTCAGACGAAGATCAGTTTGCGTACTTGTGGAAAGGTGCCAACAAGACTGAAGACGAGTTTGGCAACCAACGAGCAAACGGCCTGGGTATCAACGGCTTCAAAGCCTATCGTAGTTACTGGCGTGAACATCCAGATCGTGACGACGCCTGGGGCGATCAACAACGAGCACAGCTAGGTGAAGAACGTTTCCGTCGAGAAATGGATTGCGAATTTGTTATCAACGATGAAACGTTGATATCTCCTATCAAGCTGTTGGACATTGAGGGAGTAGAACCCACAAGAAAAACAGGACAAGTGCGTTGGTACGCACCCATACATGCAGACAAAATATACATTGTGGCACTTGATCCCAGCCTGGGCACAGGTAGCGATCCAGCTGCCATACAAGTATTTGAGGCGGATACTACTACACAGGTAGCAGAGTGGAGACACAATCGTACTGATGTACCAACGCAGGTTAAAATTCTAGCAGACATTGTGAAAGAAATCAATCTAGTGGTCAAAGATGAAAGAAAAGTGTACTATTCCGTAGAGAACAACACACTTGGTGAAGCCGCCTTGATCTCAATTGCAGAGTACGGTGAAGAAAACATTCCTGGATACTTCCTCAGTGACAACTCAGTGCAGGGCACAAGCGGGCGTAGAATACGCAAGGGATTCACAACCACAAACAAAAGCAAAATTGTAGCTTGCAACAAGTTTAAAATACTTGTGGAATCAGACCGCATGAAATTGCACTCAAAACCCTTGATTTCTGAACTCAAAACATTTGTGGCCATGGGCTCAAGCTACGCTGCCAAGCCAGGCGAAACAGATGACCTTGTGATGAGCAGTTTACTAGCGGTGCGTATGCTTATGCTGTTACAAACATATCACGCAGATCTAAACACACACCTTAAGGATCATGCAGACAATCAAATTGAACCCATGCCTTTCATTGCAATGATGCGCTAATGCTAAATATACAACTATGGCACAAGAACTCAATATTGAACAAAAACTAGCCGATTTGCTGGACACCCGCGATTTTCAACCAGAACTAACTGGTAAGGATGGACGCCCGTGCGATGCTGATGAAGCTAAAGTTTTCACATTTGATTACGTAGCTCAATCAGGCAAGAATTATGGCACCATGGTTATTGTGCTGGCCAACGATAATGAAATGATAATCATGTACGGCGACAACCTTGGCAAAACCATGGAAAGCACTGATGATCGTGATGAGTTCTTTGAATTCCAACATCAACTGATGGACCTGGCCAATCGTAATCGCTGGACCGGAACATTGACTGATATCAGTAAAACCAAAAAGGTTAAAGCCACCCTTGCTGCCATTTCAGAAGGCTTGTTTGAAGGCTACTACGGAAACAAGCGTACTAGCTACAGCGGTGAACCTACAGAAGCACGACTGGTAATCAACCATAATCGTGTGCTGGGTGAAAACGACAAGCGTTATCGCTATGTGGAAAGTTTGTTTATTGAGACTGCTGAGCGTGAACGTTTTAAACTACAATTTACAAACCTGGCAGGTGGCCGTGCCATGCTGGAACATGTGCGCCAGGGTGGCAAGCCCTATGATATTCGTGGTAGCCATATTAATAATATGGTAACCGAAATGAAAGTGTTAAACCGTTTTAATCGAGCCAGTCAAGGTCGTGTGATGGAAGGTGTCACACAAGAGATTACAGAACAAGCTCACTTGTACTATCAAAGTCTGCGTGAAAGTGTCAAACGTATGGGCACACCACGAGGATACGCTCACTATTTTGAATCTTGGCATCCTGCTGAGATTGGTGCGCAAGAAGGTCTAGTAGAAGACATCAAAACAATGTTTATCGAACAAACATTGGACTCACGAATCGAAGAGGCTCTGCCGCTATTGGCTCGTATACAACAACAAGGAAATGCTATGAAAGAAGCAGACATATTTGAATCGTGGATTAACACACTGGCCGAAGGTACATGGAACTTGCCCGAGACACCTCAGCAATTGCAAAAGCTCAAAGAAATGATGAGTAAAGAACTTGTCGTGGGCCCAGACGCTACCAATGCTACAGAACAATTGTATGACCTAGTGGGCGACGATGAATTGTTTGATCGTCTTGGTGAGCTAGCCGAGCGTGATCCACGTGCCAATGCCTGGAACGACACAAAAGTCATGGCCCGGTTACAAGAACTAGGTATTGACACAACGGGCCAAGAACCTGCTGGTGTAGAGCCAGATGGTACAGAGCCAGGCATCCAGCCCGAGCAGCCAGTGGCACCCACACAGGACATGCCCGAAGAACCCCCAATGGCTCCCATCAGTGAAGCAGATGATGTAGCTACATTCGAAAGCATCAATGCTATGCGCAAGGCAGCAGGATTGCCTGTTGTCGAAAGTGTGTTAACTGATTCAGCTGGCGAAACTTTTGACCATATTCTCAAACGATTCAGTAGAGAAGTTAAAGATTTTAAAGCAGGTGGAGAAATTAGTGATGATCTATATCATGCACTGTATGATTACTACTTTGATGACATGCCATATGGCACTAAGAAAGCTAGAGATGGCGATCCTTATGAATGGGTGTCTGAGCGGTTAGCAGATGAATTAGGTATGAACGAAGGTGCAGCCGTTAATGCATACATGGCAGGCAAGAGTCCAGCACTGGCTCACTTTGCTGACCAATTAGATAAAAGTCATGAAGTAAAAGAAGGCTCATGCAACGCTACCATGGAAGGTGAGTACTGCCCAGAACACGGTCTTATGGAATGTGGCAGCATGTATGAAATGGGCACAGTAGCAGGCAGCATGGCTCCTGTCATGGGCGAAGATCAGTTAGCCGAATTTGATATTGATGCATTGAATCAAATGGCATCGCATCCAATGGCAGGTACTCTTGCAGCCGCTGGCGGGGCCGCAATTGGCGCCACAGTCGGCAAAGGTATTGAAAAAACTGTTAACTATTTCCAGAAGAAAAAACAAGACAAAGCATACGATAATCTAAGACAACAACAACAACCAGAAGTAGCCGAAGGCAACGACGATCCTATGAACAGCAACAGTGCTATCACTGGTGCTTACTATGAAAGCAAATCGGATGACGCATTGCTGGCCAGAATCAAATCACTAGCCTTGATAAAATAATTTATCCTACTCCAAAGAGCCCGGCACAGTCGGGCTTTTTTATGGCTGCCAAGAAAGGCAAAAGTCTTGCCGTTTGCTATTGCGATGCTAAATACATTCGTATACAATACAACTTGTATGCACAGGCAACTACACATCTAAGTTTTTAGATAGGCATATAACATAGGCAACTTAACAAGGAGAAACACTATGGCATCATTATCAGAAATCAGAGCACGACTACAGGCAGCAGAAGGCAACAAAGGCGGACAAGGTTCGCAAGGTGGCGGAGACAAATCGATCTACCCGCACTGGAACATGGAAGAAGGCCAATCGGCTACATTACGCTTCCTCCCTGATAGTAATACAAAAAACACATTCTTCTGGCAAGAACGAGCAATGATTCGTTTGCCTTTCAATGGCATCAAGGGAGAAATGGATTCTAAACAGGTTATGGTACAAGTACCATGTGTTGAGATGTGGGGCGACGCTTGCCCAATCTTGGCAGAAGTACGTACATGGTTCAAGGACAAGAGCCTTGAAGACATGGGTCGTAAGTACTGGAAAAAACGTTCATACATTTTCCAAGGCTTTGTTCGTGAGAACCCAATTGGTGACGACAAGACCCCGGACAATCCTATTCGCCGATTCATTATTGGTCCTCAATTGTTCACACTGATCAAAGGTGCGTTGATGGATCCTGAACTGGAAGAATTGCCAACTGACGCCATGCGTGGCCTGGATTTTCGTATCACAAAAACACAAAAAGGTGGATACGCTGACTACAACACCAGTAAGTGGGCACGTAAGGAATCTGCGCTAACAGAAACTGAACAAGCCGCAATTGCCGCACACGGTTTGTTTGACTTGAGCACATTCTTGCCCAAACGTCCAACAGACGTGGAGTTGAAAGTTATCAAAGAGATGTTCGAAGCATCAGTAGATGGCAAACCTTATGACACAGAGCGTTGGGGACAGTACTTCCGTCCAGCAGGCGTTAATGCACCAGCAGGTGGCAACAGTGGTGTAACTGAGGACGACATTGTGGCCGCAAGTGCTCCAGTAGCAAAGTCAATACCAGCGCCTACCCCAGTAGCCGCATCGTCATTTGATGACGAGGAAGAAGTTGCAGTTGCTACGGCACCAGTTGCTAGGCCAGCTGCCGCTGGCGGCAATGCTCAAGATATCTTGGCAATGATCCGAGCACGTCAGAAGCAATAATAGGTTTATGTTTGGTAAACTTATATGGGAGAAGTCAGGTGATGAGATTAAATTTTTGCCAACTTCTCCCGATCTATTGCACTATTATGTAAACACTCTAAATTCTACTAATTCTAATAATTTTAGTCTAAAATCATCAAAATTTAATTCTGGCATGATTGACAAATTGTCAAAATGTATCAGTAATGTTTCTAATATATCTGACAAAGTTCCATTTGAGATAACCAACTGGTCCGGCAACCTTTTTGATCAAAATTATTTAAATCTTCTTCATAGACAGTGGGTGTTGACTGGACAGAAATATCCTAAAATGCCTTTACTATTGCGAAAAATGGGAAATTTAGATGCTGATTATAGAGCAATAAATGATGAGTTGCACTATGTTGAATCAAGTTTTAAATATGAGTTTATAAATTACAGCACCGATCAGTATCAAGTTGACAACATCTTTGGAACAAAAATATTAGGGTTTGATTTTTGTAATTTATCAATTGGATTTGATAATCTTGGAAGATCAAGTTGGTCAAAGTTTTGCAATTTTGATAACAATGTGATTGATCAAGATACCAACAACTTTGAAAAATTATCAGGACTGATATATTTTAATTTAAACAGACCAAAAAGTGCAGGACCCCCAATTGAATATGTTGAATGGTGCAAGCTACACCAGGTGCCAGTGGTTGGGAAAACGTTGAGTTTGGGAAATATTGTCAACTTAGAATCAACATTGTTTGACCTAAGAACATTAGTAGCTAGGAATGTAAATGAACAAAATGATAAATTCTTTTTTGAAATATGTTCCGAGTGATGACTGGATTCGTAATTCTAGCGGACTCCCTTGGCTCCGATTAAATTTAGAAATACCAACAGCTGACATTTTAGCGGAATCCATCAATGTTTATCCTAAGGCAGTATCACACCGAAACAATGACAAATTTGCACATTATTCAAATCAAGGATGGAAAAGTTTAACAATTTATGGCAATAATTCAACTACAACAACTCACACTAGCGGTATCAAAACTTGGACAGACATAGCAGAATTGTGTCCAATCACGGTAGAATTTATTAAAAAATATTGGGAAATCAACGACTTAACTGGACGCATCAGATTTATGTGGTTAGAGTCCGGCGGATTTATACTACCTCATCAGGATCGAGATCAGTCAATGTTTTATGAAACTAATGTAGCAATAACTCAGCCAGCGGAATGTAAATTTAGATTTCTTAATTATGGGACAGTACCGTTTACTGCTGGCTCGGCTTTTCTAGTCGACATAAGCAACAAACATTTTGTAATAAACAATTCTGACCAACTAAGACTGCATTTTATTGTACATGCAAAATTAAAACCAACGATAATACAATCGAGTTATGAACAAAATTTTTATAGTTGACCGGCATAAAAATGCAGGATTATTGAAGTTAGTGCAAACCAAAATATTTTTTGATGCTAAAAATAACTGGCTATCGTGGGCCAACGACGTTGAGATAGTAAACGGTGTTGATGATATCAGCGAATCGATTGGTATAATTATTAACAGCAATCAAGTTGTAACTACTAACTTTAGAAACAAATATCCAAAGGTTAGCACTTTAATTGATGCTAGAGAAGACTCTGACTTGATTGAGTTTGATCCCGAATACAGTTACTCCATGTCTAAGAGGCCTCCATTTGCAATAGGAAGCAAGCAGTTATACATACTTGAAAATTTATATAAGGTTGTGTTAAAATCAAAGAAATTAATATATCTTGACAACACTGAAGATTTTAATATACCGACAATTACGCCAACTCACTTTTATGGACTAGCCAGTGGATGGAAAAGTGTAAGTTTTGTTAAACATCTAGGTGTAAACAATCTAAAATCAATTACTATATACGATAAATGTCAACGACAACTAGATTATCAAAAGTTCTTGCATAGCCAGGCACAGTTACCAACAGACATAGCAATTGATCCTCCGTGCTATGGAGAATACAATCCGCCGCCAGATTTAAAAGAATTCTGGCCAATTTGGCATTGCACACCGGTAAATTTTGAATTACTAGATTTGTTTCAGACACCAACATTTCCTGATGATAGTCTTGTATGGGTTAGCAACGTATTTCATTATGAGCCAGTAATATTTGAATATGGATGGGAAGAATGCAAAAATGCAAAACAACGGTTGATTACACAAAATAAATCGTGTACAATTATTTAATACAAAGGAAATACTATGGGAAAACCATTTGACGTAAGCAAGTTCCGCAAGGAAATCACTAAGAGCATTGATGGTCTTAGTATTGGATTTAATGATCCTACAGATTGGATCAGCACTGGCAACTATGCCTTGAATTACCTAATCTCAGGTGACTTCAACCGCGGGATTCCGCTGGGCAAGGTCACTGTGTTTGCTGGTGACTCTGGTGCAGGCAAAAGCTACATCTGTTCAGGTAACATTGTTAAACACGCACAAGAGCAAGGTATTTTTGTGGTGTTGATTGACAGTGAGAACGCATTAGATGAGGACTGGCTCAAAGCACTTGGGGTTGACACTGGTCCAGACAAACTGCTTAAATTAAGTATGGCCATGATTGATGACGTTGCCAAAACAATTTCAACATTTATGAGTGACTACAAAGCTCTGCCCGATGGTGAACGCCCTAAAGTTATGTTTGTGATTGACTCACTGGGAATGTTGTTGACACCCACAGACGTTAACCAATTTGACGCAGGTGAAATGAAAGGTGACTTGGGTCGTAAACCCAAAGCACTCACAGCACTTGTTCGTAATTGTGTCAACATGTTTGGTAGTTACAACGTGGGATTGGTTTGTACCAATCACACATACGCAAGCCAGGACATGTTTGACCCAGATGACAAGATCTCCGGCGGCCAAGGTTTTATCTATGCAAGTTCTATTGTGGTTGCCATGAAAAAGATGAAGCTCAAAGAGGATGAAGACGGCAACAAAGTATCCGAAGTAAACGGCATTCGTGCAGGCTGTAAGGTTATGAAAACACGCTATGCCAAGCCTTTTGAAGGTGTGCAAGTTAAGATTCCATACACAACAGGTATGAGCCCATATTCAGGTCTTACTGACTTGATTGAGAAAAAAGGTCTGCTTAAAAAAGAAGGCAACAGTCTTGTGTTTACCACAAGTGCCGGAGAGATCATCAAGAAGTTTCGTAAAGGTTGGGAACGCAACGATGATTCGTGCTTGGATGTTGTGATGAAAGACTTTGGCAATCAGAAGGCAGAGGTAACTACAGTCGAGGAGGATACAGAATGAGCGAAGTAGTAGCAAGTGAAATTTGGGGCGAACTTAAACGTTTTGTAAACACGGTGGATCGTGCAGAGGCTGCAGAAACTGTGGTACAAATCTTGATGGACAATGACTCAGACGTAGAAGATATTCGTAATGCCTTCAAGGGCGATTCAGATATCAAACGTGCATTGACAGCATATCTTGACAACGACAAAGATTATGTTGATGAAGAAGATGCCGAAGAAGACGAAGACTTTGATGACTTTGATGATAAAGACTGGGAAGACTAATGTCTTTAAAATATTTCCCTATTGACTCAGAAACTAGTTGTAGGTCAAAATGGTCTTGGAGCACACTATATCTAAATCAAGGAACTACTGCTTCTTGTCATAGGGCTAGTACATCGGCTATACCAGAAAAATTTGAAGACTTTCATAACACCCCTGTTAAAACACAAGATAGGAGTGTCATGCTACAGTCTTTGTGGCCTAGTAATGGTTGCGAATATTGTCGAGATATTGAACACAGTGGCGGCATTAGTGATCGCATGTTTCAAAATCAAATCCCAGATGTATACCCTAGAGAACTTGATCAAGACAATACCTTAACTGTAGTTAATCCTGTGGTGTTAGAAGTGTTTTTTTCTAATACTTGCAACCTATCTTGCATTTATTGCAATGCAAAATCTAGTTCATCGATCCAGGCCGAAAACAAAAAGTTTGGTGGTGCAATACTTCCTGAATTAGATTTTGAATACACCAGTAACAAATACCACGAGCTTGTTCCAAAGTTTTGGTCATGGTTTGAAACAAATAGTCTATTGTTACAACGATTACAAATTTTAGGCGGTGAGCCTTTCTTACAAAATGATGTGTTGAAGTTGATTGAATATTTTGAACTGCATCCGCATCCTGGCCTAGAGTTTAATTTGGTTACCAATCTTATTTTGCCAACCAAGGTTATGGAACCTATATTGGAAAAACTAAGAGATCTAAAACAACAAAATAAGCTGAAACGAATTGATATCCAAGTCAGTGTTGATTGTTGGGGCCACGCACAAGAATACATACGGCATGGATTCGTGTTAGATATTTTTGATCGTAACATGGAGTTGTTGATCGAAATGTCTGAATTTCGAATTGGACTATTGTCGACCATAACTTCACTATCAATTCCCAGTATGCCAGAGTTAGCGCAAAAATACAATCAATGGTGCAAAAAACAAAAAATATTTTGGTACATGCATTTGGTTCTACCTAACAACAAAAGTGTGTTTGATCCTGTTATGTTTGATTACTCTGTATTTGACTCTAGCCTAGAATCAGTGTATAATTTATTACCCAAGGAAACTTGGGACGACAAAACAACACTTGAGAGTTTTAATGGTATTGTGTCAAAGCTAAAAAACCATTGCAAAACTGACCTAAGCAGACAACAAAGTCTGTTGCAGTATCTTGATGCCAACGATTACAGAAGAAACACCAAATGGAAAGACATTTTTTCCTGGCTGACAATAGGATAACACATGTGGTACAGTAAAGTTACTGCTAATCTTGGACTCATACCAGACTTCATACAACACTATGAGAATGAATTAGATCTGGCCAAGCGAGACTGCAAAATCGGTGGTGTGGTAGAAAAAAACATCACTGCATTGCCTGGTATCACAGAGCATAGATTTAATCAACTACAAGAAATTGAGGCAGTGCTTAATTTTCTCAACATTCAATTGCGCAAAATTCGTCGCAAACACTTTCAGAAATATTTGGAAGGATATGCAAGAGCCTTGACCAGTAGGGACGCTGAAAAATATGTTGATGGTGAGGACGAAGTTATTGATTATGAAACTATCATCAACGAAGTAGCGTATCTACGAAATCGATGGTTAGGGATCATGAAAGGTCTTGACACCAAACAGTGGCAAATGGGACATGTGGTACGATTGCGTACTGCTGGCATGGAAGATATACAAGTTTAAAGGAATCAATGAGTTATCTATTTACAAGTGAAAGCGTGTCTGAAGGACACCCAGACAAAATAGCAGACGCTATCAGCGATGCTGTGTTGGATTTGGTTATGATCAAGCAAGACACAGCGTTGCGATGTGCATGTGAAACATTAGTCACTACTAATCGTGTCATTGTGGCAGGCGAATACAAAGGCATATTACACGCCGAGGAAGTTGATAGTGCAGTTCGCAAGGTTATTAAAGATGTTGGGTACGAGCAAACAGGATTTGATTGGCGCACAGTAGAGATTACAAATTTGTTGCACGGACAAAGTGCCGACATTGCACTGGGAACTGACACATTTGGTGCAGGAGATCAAGGCTTAATGTTTGGATATGCCTGCAACGAAACTGACGCACACATGCCTAGCGCAATTTATTGGAGTCACAAGATTGTAGAACATCTTGCCAAATTACGCAAAAATAATAGCTTGCCTTGGCTTGGCCCTGATGCAAAAAGCCAAGTAACATTTGAATATAACGATGACGGCTCTCCAACACGTATTGCCAAGGTAGTATGCAGTACCCAACACAGCGACAACATGCCTATCAGCGTTGTGCGAGCCGCAGTTGAAGAAGTAATTCGTAGTGTGTTACCCATGAGATTAGTAGATGACCAAACTGAATTCTTTATTAACCCTACTGGTAGATTTGTTATTGGTGGCCCTGATGGCGATACTGGGCTTACTGGCCGTAAGATTATTGTTGATACTTACGGTGGCTATAGTCCTCATGGTGGCGGAGCCTTCAGTGGCAAAGATCCTACTAAAGTGGATCGTAGTGCTGCCTACTTGACACGGTGGATTGCCAAGAACATTGTGGCAAGTGGACGGGCTAATTGGGCCACGGTACAGATCAGTTATGCTATTGGACTAGCTCAGCCCATGAGTTTTTATGTAGAAACTGCCGATGTTGGGCAAGGTCGTGCGTTAACTAAGTGGATACAAGACAACATTGATCTAACCCCTCGGGGCATTATTGAACGATTTAACTTGTTCCGCCCTATCTACAGCTCAACAACCAACTACGGTCACTTTGGCAAAGATTATTTACCCTGGGAAAAACTAGACCTGTTCTGATACTGTGTTTAAATAACAGTATGAAAATTGTTATAGTCACAGGGGGCTTTGACCCCATCCACTCCGGACACCTTGCCTACTTTCAGGCAGCAAAACAACTAGGAGACAAACTAGTTGTTGGACTTAATTCAGATGAATGGCTTACTCGTAAAAAGGGCAAGCCATTCATGCCCATGAGAGAACGGTTTGCTTTAGTCAGTGCATTGAGCATTGTAGACGAGGTTGTGGTTTACAATGATAATGACAATAGCAGTTGTGACGCAATCCAACTGATAAAAATACGTTACCCCAACGATCAAATTGTATTTGCCAATGGCGGCGATCGCACCCGGGATAACATTCCCGAAATGGTCATTGACGATGTGGAGTTTGTGTTTGGTGTTGGTGGCGAAAACAAAATGAACTCTAGTTCATGGATACTTGAAGATTGGAAAAAACCCAAGACTGGTCGTGCCTGGGGATACTATCGTGTGCTACACGAAGTTGGGACAAATACCAAACTCAAAGAACTCACAGTAGCACCCAAGACTTGTTTAAGTATGCAACGACATGATCACCGTGCTGAGTTTTGGTTTGTTGCAGAAGGTGAAGCCGCAGTATATACTTTGGATAATTCCAGCGATCACGATCTTGTTGGGCATTTCGGAGTGCATGAGCATATCTGGATTGCCAAAAATCAATGGCACATGCTGTGCAACGAAACTGATCAACCTCTCAAATTGATCGAAATTCAGTTTGGTGAGAATTGTGTAGAAGAAGATATTGAGCGCAGATGAAAGCCATACCAGTCTACATTGGCTATGATCCAAGAGAAGCCATTGCTTTTCACACCTGTGCCAACTCCATCATACGACATGCATCAAAACCTGTGGCTATTATTCCTGTGGCCCTGAACTTGTTTCGTGACTATGAAGAAACACACACAGATGGCAGCAATCATTTTATCTACACACGCTTCTTAGTGCCACACCTGCAAGAATACACAGGTTGGGCTATCTTCATTGATGGTGATATGATTGTACGCGATGACATTGTGAAGTTATGGGAATTGCAAAATCCCTATATGGATGTGATGGTAGTCAAACATGATTACCAAACACGCATGCCTGTAAAGTACTTAGGAGCAAAAAATGAAAACTATCCTCGAAAAAATTGGTCTAGTGTTATTCTGTGGAATTGTAATTCTTTTCCTAACAGGAAACTTACTCCCCAGTTCGTCCAACACGCCACAGGCAGTGAGCTCCACCGCTTCTCGTGGTTAGATGATAGCCGCATTGGTGAACTGCCACCTGAGTGGAATTGGTTGCCTGATGAATATGGAGTTAATAAGGATGCAAAACTGTTGCACTATACTCTAGGTACACCCTGCTTTCAAGAGTTTGCTGACACACCGCAGGGCGATGAGTGGCATAGAGAACGTATCCTAACTGAGTATTGTTTGCAAAGGTCAATAGAATGAACGATTGGGAACTGGAAGACGAAACTAACTATGTTCCGCCACCTCCACCAGCACCTCCACCACCGCATGTGTTGGATCAGACTACATCTGCAATCAGACAACTGTTTGATGACATATTGAAATATCGTGTTGACCCTGATGGGCACTACTACGGGGTCAGCGCAGAATCTATTGCAGATCGTGTTCACTTTCTTAATACGGGCAATGTAGCGGCTATTGATATGGAGCCCGGGGAAACAAAATACAAGGAAAAAGGTCACGTGTACGATCCTATCTTACAAAGTTTTATACAAGGTTGCGGCGGAAGAATAAGCACATGGAAGCGTGAAGAGAATACCACAATCCCTGTAGTCCTTCGTGGTATTACCAAACACAAACAAATGTCCGCATGTCGCGAAGCCAATAGAACTTTTTATTATATTGACACTGGATATTTTGGTAATGGTAAGAAAAAAACCTATCACAGAATCACTCGCAATGATGTACAATACTTTGGCAACATAATAGAACGTCCTGCGGATAGATTTGCCGCAACCGGGGTGCAATTGAAAAAATTCAGACCTGGGTCTAATATATTGCTAGCACCACCTAGCCAAAAATTGCTGAACTTGTACAACATTGTGCTAGAAGATTGGTTAGAACAAACACAAATAGAAATTAAAAAACACACTGATCGTCCTATTGTGATTCGTACTAAACAAGGTCGCACAGTGAGAGTTAATCAGGAAACCATGGAGATGGCCCTAGATCGTGATGTACATTGCTTGGTAACATTTTCTAGCATTGCTGCCACAGAAGCATTGCTACTAGGTAAACCAGCTATTACACTGGGGCCTAATGCAGCCGCACCGTTATGTCGACATCATATTGATGACATTGAGAATCTGCACATTCCAACTCTCGATGAAGTAGAAGCCTGGGCTCGGCACCTTGCATATTGTCAGTTCACTGAACCAGAAATGCGTAATGGCACAGCCTGGCGAATACTAAATGACCGTTGATGTAGTTGTATATGTCAGTAGTGTAGCAAATCCTCGGAAACATCCTAGGAAAATTGCCTGCCTAGAAAGTTTTGCCGCCGGCGTTACAGCAACTGGTCACAAGGTGCATACTGAGTGGGATTTTAAATACCGCCCTAGTCGTTTGGCAGTAATACTGGGGTGGGTTACTACCAACGTTGGTGGCCCAAACATAGCACTACGCAAACAAATTATTGCTGAGCAACAGCGCCTGGGATTTAAAACCATGTGCATTGACGCAAGTTGCTTTAAATATCTTGATGATACTGGTACGTATCTCAGATATAGTTTAGGCGGCCCGTTTTATGATCGTGCTGAGTATGCAAACAAAGATAGCGGACCCGAGAAGTGGCAAGAAATTAGTCAACAATTGTCACTGCAAGTAACTCCACCACAGGCCAACAACGGCCATATACTGATATGTATGCAACGCAATGGTGGGTTTTCAATGAAGTCTTTAAATCCAATCACATGGTTAGATGCAAAAATTAAAGAAATACGACTTCATACATCAAGAGCAATTGTTATACGCCCACATCCAAATGCCTATGAGATGAAGGACTTTAAACAGTATGCATTGTCACACTATAGAAAACAATGGAATGTAACTCTAATAGATCCCAAGCATAGTAGACTAACTGATAATTTAGTCAGAGCTCATTCAGTTGTATTGTTCAACAGTTCAGCAAGCGTGGCAGCAGTATGTGCTGGCATACCTGTGTTTGCTGATGATTCAAGTTGTGTAAGTTGGAACGTGGCAAACAAAAATGTGTCCAGTATTGAATCACCAGAAACATTTGATCGGCAACAATGGATACAAGACCTAGCAGCCGCACACTGGAGCGACGAGGATGCCCGAACTGGTAAGATATATCAAAAGTTTATGCCTTTTCTACAATGATATCGTAGTTGTGGCCTTTGACCCACGCCCACTTGTCAGTTTTATCAAATTCGCTAATTTCTTCCCAAACAATACGAACACCCATTTCTGCTTCCACTTTGTGTCTCCACCACTCGGGTAATTCCACAATCAAATGAGCGTTGCGGCCGTCGGGCAGTTTCTTTTTGGCAGGGTAACAGGCAATTCTAAAAAACCCACAACGTTCGATCTTGCTGCCAATCATGTGTAGGGTCTTGTCAAGATGCACTGGTTCAACATGTTCTAATGCATCAGTGCTGACCACAGCATCAAATGTTCTGTCAGGCAACTCTGCAAAGTCAGGATTTCCAGGGTCATACCCTTGAGTAAGCATAGCAGGATGAAACTCATTAATGCCAGCAATTAATGCTCCTTTGCCACATCCAAAGTCTAATAGACTTGTGGGTTGGTATTGATTGATAAATTTTTCTACAATCTTGTATGCCTTGGCTCCGTTGTTGAACTTGCCCCTGGCATGCATGCGGTTTAGTTGTTTTTGATATGCTTTGTCTATTAGTGTCATATTATTTCCATCCCATGACCCAGTCATCTTTGACTTGGTCTAGTTTGTGCATTCCAAACGATTCTAACAATCCAATGGCTGCAAATTGCCCGTAATCCTTTGAGTACATGTCGTGTGGTTTTTGTTCTACTACAACCACAGGCCGCCATTGCCGGATAGTTTGTTCCGCGCCTTGTATCACTCGATACTCAAATCCTTCGCAATCCATTTTAATGTAGTCTACATTGTCAATGTACAAGTTGTCTAGTTTGACCACAGTAGTATCGCCTGACCCGATACTGGCAGGATCTATGTGAGTGTGTCCAGTATTGCCTTCAGTTATGTTCATACGTGCTGTGGTGTCTTGATCACCCAAGGCCATGGGACTGATAAAAAAGTTTTTACCAGAAACATTCTTTTGCAAACACTCTCTAAATAGCGGTACTGGCTCGAACGCAATCACACGCTCAAACTTTGACACCAGTGAACGACTCCATAGCCCTACGTTGGCGCCAATGTCTATGCCAGTTCTAAACTGACTGACATAGGTCAAACTCTTGTTGCGCACTTGATACTGATATTCAGCAGGTCCTCCCTTGCTGATACTCTTGTTGAGCATTTGTGGGAAGTGTGTTTCCGTATCCGGGAACCACCATCCATGGCTTTCATACATTGTAAGTCTCCTGTAATATTCTAAGGGCAGTTCCATTTGCTAGCTCAGTGTTAGAGAACTGGCAGTAAGCAAGATGCGACAGCCATGTTTCAATTTGATTTCTGTCTGGGTACCAAGGAGTGTCTATTTTAGCAAGATCAGTGTTGGACACTGGCAATGCCGCATTAGTTGATGCCAGCACAAAAGCTGGTACTCCGGCTAATATACTTTCTGTGGCCGCAATTGAATTAAATGTAACCAAGGCATGAACATCAGCTAGTGCTGATTCTAAATCGTTGGCTACACGAGTTTGTCGACTGGGATTTCTTTGTCTAATTTCAACAGGACGATCAGTGTGTTGTTTTATTGTTTCAACAGTGGTGTGTAACCATTCATCCAGTTTGATATTGTAAAATATGCAAGGCTTCTCATCTGGCGCAGCAATTAGAATTTTTCGACCATTCTTTTTTGGTGCCATTGGACTCAGCCCAAGTTGGTGATATCGATCTGGCGGGCGGTTGATTATGGTGTTGTGTTGTAAATTATTTGGTACAATTCTATGCCAAATTTTATCACCACGTGGATTCTTGACGTAGCGGCGATTACCAAGATAGCCTGAGTCTATGTACAAGAACTCGCGTTTATCTTGCCAGCACTGTTTGATAATTTTGTGTTTCATAATGCCGCGAATCACCAACGGATCCCGGCTGCTGTTATAATCCCAGGTCTCTAATTCAGTGGGAGCAGAGCCACAACCACGAGCAAACATTTCTATGTACTCATCGTTGTTGTTTTTGTTGAGAAAAATCCAATTCATTGCCAGTATGCTTCTGTTCTTGCGACTTTGAGATCACTAGCGGGGCTACGACCTGTGTTCTTTCTAGCACCTTTTAAATGATCTAACCAGGCTCCCCATGCAGAATTAATCAACGGATGCCCTTCTCCCGTGATCAAGTGGCTGGACCAATCTGATTCTATCAACGTACTACTACGACGCACAGCATCAAATACAAATGAGTCGTGCCACTCGTCTAGTTTAAATATGCCATTATCTGCATCATCGTACGATTGCTGAAACTTGTTTAGAAACAATTTGGTAGCAGGACTATCCAAGTTCATGGCATACAATCCACACTCGCTGAACTTTCCACGACGTCCCAAGAAACATAGATCTGTTTGTTCTGGACATAACCTAGCAATATCTCCTGTGGTAATTGGGCTATGGCATATGGTATCTGCATCCATCCA